TGTTGATTGCTGTCCTGTTTCTACTGTTAAAGCCATGTTCGCACCTTAAAAAAATGGCCGACCCTCAAAAGTAAAAGGGAGGGAAACTCAAGAGAGCCGACCAAAGACTTACAACTTACTTCAAATGAATGATTGAGCTAATGAAATCAGGCTTCCAAGCCTTAACGCCCCAAGCTAGTGCTACTTCAATCATAGATTTACGGTAGCCCTTGTAGGTGCGAACCTCAAAAACTAAACCTGATCGTGGGTCAGTAACAATCAAAGAATCAGTTGCTTGGTCGCCGCCTTCAGGTAAAGCAGGTGCGCGAACAGCTAATTCCATAGCTCGGCGGTGGAAAGCCAAGTTATGCGTGAAAGTACCAGCTTCAGTAGTGATTGCATCGCCATCAGCAGCAGCCTCTTTAAGACCTCGACCATTAATGTTAATTAACGTATCGCTAGAGTGGCTATTAACTACATACTGAGTAGCAGTTGAGTCATTAGCAATAGTGATAACATCACCGCCAACAAAGTCAGTGCTTCCGCCATCAACAGTAAGCGCAGTTTGACCAACAGCTTCAGTAGCATTGATAGCATAACTGCCAGCAGCACTTGAAGTGTGGATGCCTACACCACCAGATTCACGACAGTTAATGCCGTAGATTGGGAGTAAAATCCCCTGCTCGCGTACAGATGCATTACCAGCTTCGTTTGCACGAACCAGACCAGCAACTTTACGAAGGCTTGCCCCAGCAGCAGTACCCATAACTAAAGAAACATCGTCCATAGGACAGCCGTTATCAACTAAGCCTTGACGAGCATCAGCTACTAAATCAAAGCTGTCAGATGCAAACGCATCAGTAGCGTTATCGCCGTATGCTTGATAAGCGTTTGCTTTACCTTCTGCGTAAAGGTCAGCTTCAACCTCATTTGCAAGAACTCGCATTGCTTGAGCGATTAAATCACCGTAAACAGTCTCAAAGCCAACACCGTTGCTCAAGTGTTTAGCATCTTCGCCTGTCATAGGAATTTGTACTGCTTTAGATTTTGAGATTGTTAAAATCTTATTATCTACAGTGATGTCAGTTCCTTCTGGAACAGTCATAGACTCACTAACATCTTGCGAAGTAGCAGCTTGAGTAAATGCAGCACGAACAGTGTCACCTTTAGCGGCGCGAACTGAGTCTGAATTCATACTTACAGAAGGGATAAAGCCAGTTAGCTCTCGACCTACTGTGTCAGCAGCAGTATAAATATCCGCTGCCAAGTTATCTAATGTGTTAGGCATTTTGGTTCTCCAAAAAAATAATTATATGATTTTGCCGCCAGATTTAACGAATTTCATACGTTTAACCGCATTATACCCATCAAATTCCGCACGACTTACTTGTTTGGTATCCCCAGCCCCGCTGTTTCCACCTGTTGCGCCACCCCCAGCAGCTTGTGACCCGTCAACCAAAAACGGGTATTCCGCCTTGATGGATTGCGTCAATTCTTGCACAGTGCTGACCGTTAAGTTCCCATTACCGTCCAACACCCTAATCTCGCCATCTACAAGAGATAATCGAGATGAAATCTGTTCAGTTAGCAATTTAGCTCGCGCAGTATCTTTTGTTAATGAAGATGCCACTTGTCCCGCTTGGCTTGCTACCTGTTGCTTCTGTAAATTAGCCTTTAAAGTCGCTAACTCTTCAGAAGCCTTTTGCCGTTCCGACTCAGAGCTGTTGTATAACTGCTCAAAATCGTTAGCCTTACGCAGCTTGTCAGCCGTTTCAGCCTTAGCCAGTTCTTCAGCTTCGCTTGCCTTTTGCTGTACCGTTTTCTTTTCGGTAAGCAGTTCGTCAATCTTACGCTTTAGACCTGATACATCTTCTTTTGGCACGCCCTCAACATTCAAAGTGTAGCCATCTTCGCCCTGCGAATATAAACCTTGCTGTGAATCGTCTAACGTTCCAAATTCTTCTGCACTTACACTGTATTTAATACTCATTCTTATAACCCCTAGTTATAAAATATAGGCTACCCTGTAGCCCTTTAGTTATATACCATCTTGCTCATTTATTGTCAAAGAATTGACACTTTCTTCTTCAATTTCTTCTTCAACCTCTTCTTCAGGCTCTACTTCCGCCTGAATCCTTGACATTTCAGCCTCTAATTCAGCGTCAATGTCTTCGTTAGTGCGACCATCTTTGATCACACCTTGTTCTCTTGCCAGCTCTTGCATATCTGACTTAGCAATCAGATTGCTTTCATTTAATTGCATTGCAGCCATAAGCATTTGTGGGTCAGCAACTTCATCAAAGAACTTAGTGTTTAAGACGAATGTAGACTCTTGTGTTGCGCCCATAAACATACCGCACCATTCGATACAGGCTTTAATACCCTCTGTTACGTTGTCGGCGATAGTAGTTAGGATAGATGTCTCACCCGCTTGCTCGATAAGGCTTTGAGTCGCAGTCTTTGCAGCGCCCACTTCCATCATTCGAGCGCCAAGTTTACGCATTTGCTCTTCTTTTCTGACCATTAAGCGATCAGCTAGTTGGTTTTCTGACGCTTGCACAACAGAGAAGCCACCAGAGTCACCTAAAAAGTGACCAGCCATTGACCCAACAGTAATTCCGTTAGGGTTAGCTTCTGTAAACTGGGTTAAAGACATAGAAGATGACACACCAAGGGTTAACTGACCGTGAACAAAGCAGTTTTCTTCTAAATCGGCAGAATTGCGGTAGTGAGCAATGTTAATGTGAGCTACATCAGCTAATGGAGGTACATCTACAGTAGGGTCATTGTTTTCAGAGCCGATAATAAACAAAGGAATGAAATCAAAGAACTCGCCGTTAGCTTTCTTGGGTATATACTCTGCGGTTATAGGTTCGTTATCTTGATATAACTGTTGGGTATAAACGCCATCTCTCAAACGTAGAACTCGGTACTGCTTTTTGATTTCGTAAGAGAACTCGTCATCATTGTTGTCGTATTCTTCGCAAAGCACTGCTAAAGCGAGTAATTTCTGACCATTTACCACTTCTACGCGCCAATTAACAAAGTTTTCGGCTGTATAGCGGTTAATCGTGGCCTTTGGGGATAACCTGTTAACATCTTCTAGGCTTAATCCCTCTGCAACTTCAGGGTAGTCAACTAATAGCGCGTGTCGGCCTTTAGATATAACCTCACCAGTTACATCCTTAGCCAAACTAACTAAAGATTCGCCAGCACCGTCAGCATTAGATTCTAAATACTCAGTTTCGCTAGGTAATACAACTTCAGGGTGGTTTCTAAAGATCGCACCAGTCAATCCGTCTCTAGTCTTGCCAGTGAAGTTGACAAAGACGGCGCGAGATAGGTAATTGACATATCTTGTGTCTACCTCGGAAACACCCTCCATAGATGGCAGGTATTTAGTTCGCTTTTTCTTAATAGCACGTTGGCCGTCACAGCAATCTTGCACCATGCGCCATTCGTCTAAGTAAGTTGAGTATTCTGGGTTTTGTTGTTCTACGCTCATAATTAAATCGCAAATTTAAACGGCACTGCCGCTATTGGTTTGATAATTGGCAGTTCGTGGGCAATAGGATAGGTCGCAGCGTCTATTAAATGATCTAAACCAGAGGTTTTGTCGGGTACGCCGTTATTATCGTAGGTTAATTGCTCTAAACTACTGGAAAGTTCAGGACATTCATCGGAATTTATCAATACTTGGCTTGATTCAAAGGCGGCATTAGCGGCCATGACTCGATCTTTGATAAAAGGGTTTTTCTTAGGTGCTCTACACTCAAATCCTGCCGTTTCTAACAGGGATATATCGGATATACTTGCATTCACGGTCTTTCTTGACGCGCCAGACGCATCTGGGTACACCGCAATGTTGTGATTAGGGAATTTAGTCTTCAGTGTATGGATCATGGTTGGCGTATCGTAGATACCCGTCAATTCTTTGACTGCATGGTATATACCGTTACGTTGCACGAAGACTACCGCCGACATTGCCGTTACGTTGAAATCCATACCGACCATAAGGAAGTCAAAGCGATTAATCGTTGCATCGCTCTGGTTTTTGTCACGGTTATAGCCGTTATAGACAGTTCCTTGGGTTAAGTTGACGAACTCGCCGTTCAAATATGCTGAGAGCAGGTTATTAGGGTAAATAGCCTTTAAGTTTTCCACATAGTCCGAGGGAAGATGCGGGTTAGACGCTGTTGGCGCTTGTATCAGTTCAAAGCCTTTCTGAGGATTCTTTTTCCACGTCTTGTAGACGAATTTAAAGCCTTCAGGTGTGGTGGTTACGCCAATTGTGTTGGGTTCACCATTAGGTTTGACTTCACGGTTACGAGCCATAATAGCTCGGAACGCAGCAGCAGCATCGGATTCTTTTAAGGTATCGAGTTCGTCAATATCGGCATCGGCATGGGCATAACCGATGATTCGGTTGATATTCTCCATTGAGCGGAAGATTATCTGACCGTAAGCGCCAAGGTCTATGTAGTTTAGAGGCGACTTGTGTAGTTTATAGGGTATTTGCAGCTCGGTGAGGATTTCCTCGAAACGCGGCCACGCAATCATACGAATCAAATCGTAGGTAGGTTCGTAGAAGCCCCTATTTGTAGTGGGGTTCCTTAATTTACCGATAATGCACCGCTGTACGGCTGCTTCGGTCTTGCCAGCACCAAATCCTGCAACTAGCGCAGGGAATTTAGCCTCTGTATTGATATAATCAAATTGCGGCTTGGTCGGCGTTAATTTAGCCATTCAATGAATAAGCTCCCAAAATCTTAATGATTAACCTCCCAAAAAATTACAAAGCCATTTACTGATTTCGCAATTCTTGAGAGATTTGGTATACCCCCCGTAGGGGAGAAATTTTTTTTAGGTCAAACTGCCATCGGGATTAACGATTTCAATGCTGATTGGCTCTACACGAGACAATTGATCAATCTCAGCC